TATAATATATTAAATAATATATGTGATGAATATATATATATTAGTGATGTATATAATAAACTATGTAGTACTGTTGCATTTAGTAATTGGTGTAATATTGATTGCGGTGTTATAGATAATTGGAGACTAAACAAAGAGTCAAGCCCTAAAAGTTATGAGATTTGGCAAAAATTGCAAGGAATTCGTAAAGATTGTATCAAAGATAGAGCATACGACAATAAATCCCCTGTCGGTGCTATGTTCGTTGGCAATAATGAGTTTGGTATGAATCAACCGGGAGTTGGCTACGAGGCCACACAAGCGCGTGCGTTAAGTGCTAATGAGTTGCCACAGTTAGGCGGTGCAAATAGTCAGAATATTAAAGCATTATCGGGTAACAATATGGTTAATAATGCCAAGTAATTGTATATACAACAGATACAATTCTAAGCCCTTTATTTACAAGGCTTTGAGAGCTATTGAATTATTACAACTATGCGCAAAACAGTTGTTTAGCGAAGAGTTGAAAGCATAGAAGTAAATTGTACATGCAATAGATACAATTTAAAATGCTTGATGGTTGAGAGCTGAACGGTGCACGTATTGGGTGCCCTGGGGGTCTATATGAAAAGTGACAAGCCGCCCCACTTAGCCCCACAAATATCCGCCAAAACAAAAAGGCCTTTACCCATACCTCAATCGCACCAAGCAGTATTTATTATTATAACATAAGTTATATATTAATTAAACAACATACACAATAATAATATATATACATACAACTACGATAAAATATTAGTTATATATAATATATAACAGTAAAGGAGCTAACAGCGATGAAATTAACAGGATTTGAGTCTAACAAAATTAATTCCGACATGGTAAATCACCCTAGCCACTACAACTTGCCTGACCGTAAAGAGTGCATTGATGAAATGATTGACATTTACGGACTTAAAGATGTGGCTAAATGGTGTGAGATTACTGCATACAAGTATAAATATCGTGCCGGCCATAAAGGCCCTGCAGTTGAGGATATGGGTAAGGCTGCATGGTACATGGATAAGGCTCACGAGCTTAAATCTAGGCGCAGATGGAAAGTGTTTGGAAAATTTGTGGATAAGGAACTTCCGGTGCTGATTAAAAATGTTTTCCTGTGGCTGATGATGCTTTGCACAATTCGTGCAGTACTCTTATCTGACGAACACGGATTGCTTATCTCGGCAGTGTTTCTAGTCTTGGCTACCATAACCGAGTCGCTAATAGAGGGCTTTAAGGATAATTAGATTTTGAGGTGTAAATCATGTTTGTATTAAAAATTGCAACAACAGTATGGCTGGCATTAATTGCTTTTGGAATGGTAAATGCCACATTAAACGAAAAAGTGACAGTCAGTACAAGATTTCTTGGCATTGCGGTAATGTTCGGTCAGATACTCGCCATAGCATTCATGTGGCAGTAGATATAGGGCATTCGCCAAGCGGTAAGGCACAGCACTTTGACTGCTGCATACGTTGGTTCAAATCCAACATGCCCTGTTCGGGGTTTACTTGGTTCCCCGACATTGGACTTAGTAGTTCCTTTCGCCCTCATAGTGGAAAGCTGTTAAGAGCCGCCACAAGGCTCGTGAGGGTTTAATCGTGCATAATCCCACAATGCACGAGCGTGAAAACCAACCTGTCGTAAAGACATCTGTAACAGGCAGAGTAGACATATATACCCCCTTTAATTGTTAAACTAGGGCAACTCAAATCAGTGAGTCTTAGGTGAGGTGCAATTCCTCACATGTCCTTTGCTGTAGGTTTCCTAGTTCTTTTCCTACAGCACATACAAATTTATATCTCCAGAGGGTGTTGCCACTCCTTAGACTTCACCCTCATTAACGGCATGTAGCTCAGTGGTAGAGCAGTCGGTTATTAACTGATTGGTCGTGGGTTCGATTCCCAACCTTGCCGATTTAGTAGTGTTAGTAGCACTACGTAGCCTTGAAGTACAAAAGGCTATTCGTGGTGACAATCAGTGTTGCCACGGCGCGTGCCGATATGGGATAAAGGTATTCCAGTAGCTTGCTAAGCTATCCAACAGAAATGTTGTTCGTGTTCGAGTCACGATGTCGGCGTTGGTCGGTGTATGCTGACTGCTGATGTGTATGCAAATGGGGTAAGCAACTACTCTGTGAAAACAGATAATAGTGTTCTATACGCTGTTCGGACATGTGTGGTTCAAATCCACACCACATCAATCATATGTCGGTTTAGTGCGAGCTGTTATATCTTGAATAGCGGTTGCGTAATGCTGACGGAGGCCTGCAATATAGCAGTTTCGGAAAAATAAAAGAAAACACACAAAAACAAGTTGCTAGTAGGTACGCGCGACTGAAAGCAATGGGTGAGACACTTCAAAATTCTGTAATGTGTTTTGGGAAACCTTTTGATGGAGTGTATTTTGCCTTTTTTAAAAATTCGGTAAAATCAGTTGCCTAGTGATTGCAACACGAAAAGCGGAACCGTGACCGCCTGACAACTGTTTTTATATAAATCACGGAGTTATCGGTACGGAGGTAAATAATATGCTATCAGAAAATGAAATCGAAACAAAAGTTAATTTCTTATCATCAGCAAGGTGCAATCACACATTCCATAAATACATTGACATAACAGGTGACTTGATAGAGGGAACACTTTTATCAAGGATTTTATATTGGTTTGCGCCAAGTAAAGACAATAAGAGCAAAGTTAAGATATACAAGGATGGCGAATATTGGATTGCAAAGCAAAGAAAAGATTGGTGGGAAGAAATACGGATTACTGAAAGACAGTATGATAAAGCAATTAAATCGTTGGTGAAAAAGAAATTTGTAATTACAGCAAAATACAAATTCAACTCAATGCCGACTATACATATAAGACCTAATTATGATGTTATCAACGCAGAAGTTAAAAAATGGGAAGAAAATATCAGACAAGAGGTTATAGCAGAAGATAGAGGACAGGAATTACATAAACAGGCAGACGGGAATGACACAAAATGTAATTCCCAAGGGAATAACACAAAGTGTAATTCGGGAATGCCACAAGGTGTAACTCTTTTAACAGGGATTACTAATAATGATTACCTTAACACTAATTACGAAACATTAAATACTAAAAGTAATTCTCTTAACAGAGAACAGTGTAATTCTTTTTCACCTAAAGATAAAAAAGTGAAAGAGTTTAAGCCGATAAGCGAATACTCTCAAAAAGATTGGGAAGTTGCCGAAGAAAGAATGGTAAACAGAGCTGGTAAGATAGCCTATGATTGGACTAACGATGAAACACTTAAAGAAAATGTAAAGTTATTCTTTGAATACTTCCTAGGCAAGCATAGAGAATACACCGGAGAATATCACTATCCATTAACAGACAAGGTTTTATCAAGAGTGGTAGACAGTTTAACAAAAGAAACTGAAATAGAGCGTGACGGATATACGGACAATTATTACTCAACGATAAGCAACATGAAAGATAATACAGACTACAAGATGTTAGTTGATGAATATTTCAATACAAAGTTTTCAACACAATGCGATTACAGCTTGGCACATTTTTCTTCTGAAAAAGTTTTGACCAACATTATGAACCATGTTTGTAAGAGCAGTTGGTGTGAAAGCAAAGAGTGGTAGGAGGTATTCACTATGAGTTCATATAAAGATTTACAGACTAAAATTTTTGAGAGAGATAATTACACTTGCCAATATTGTGGAAAAAGCAGTAGAGAATACAGGGCATTGGTGATGGCACACATAAGAACGGCTTCATTGTGTGGAGATGATAGAGAAAGCAATTTAATTACATTATGCAGACATTGCTACAGCCATATTTCAAACAATGAGATTAGAGCAAAGTTTGAAACAAAGGAAAATGCGGATTATTTTTGGGGGTTATATCACGAAAAAGTCAAAGGCTATTGCTATTACACCAACTATATCAGAAAAGTATTTACTGAAAATGGTGTAATTATGACAAGACCGCAAATAGATAGATATGTCAATGTATACATCAAAAATGACAGCGACTTTGATAATTTTAAAACAGAGCTAAAAGAAATCGGCTGTGAAAATATGAAGTATAAAATGCACAGAGAGATGGCAAAACACAAACATCAAATTGAAAAGCAAAAAATGGAGGTATAAATATGGCAAAAGGAGTTAAGACACGAAATATTGATTCATTCCGAGAGGGATTGATGGAATACGCATATGGCAGATGTTCACAGGCACAAGCTGCAAAGATTGCCGGTATGAGCGTGCCGACATTTAGGAAGTACGCAAATATGCATTTTTTAGGCATTCCATTTCCCGACACACTGTTTAAGGCAAAGGAGAAATAAGAGACATGTGTGAATTTTGCGGTGTGTAGCAGTAAAGATATGAATGTTGAAATGGTAATGAAAATAGCTTATTGCCCTATCTGTGGTAGAAAGTTGGTGCAGTAATGGCGGAACCTTTAAGTAAATTAGCAGAAAAATGTAAAAGTTGCCCTAAATCTGAAAAATGCGACCATAAAAGAATGGAGTTATGCGCTTTAGCGGATTTGCCACCACAAAATCTTGCAAGTGCTACACAAAGCATTTTAATAGACAATATGTCACCTGTATTGAGGGAAGAAATAAAAAGCCCTTTAAGTCCATTTAGGTACAAAGACGAATTAGAAAAAGCACTAAATGATTTCCATTTTGGAAATATGTTTATGTATGGTGCTTAGAAAGTTGGTGGAAGAATGATATTGTGCAAAATAGCATTGTTTATTTACTATCTCTTATCGTTATGGTTCATAAAGAAATCCAAAAATATTAGAGAAGTCGCAGAAGTGGGTTTTTTAAGTATTATATTTCTCTTGACAATGATTGTAGCGAACATTTAAGCATATAGAATAGGTGGTGGAAGAATGAATGAAACTATTTTATATATTTCAAAATCAGAACAGGATATACAAAGTTTTCTGAAATATCTTCAATCAAAGCTGAAAGCAGAGCAAAAGGAATGTACTCTGGATGAAAAACACGATATTTTAAAAGTACCAAAATATTATGATATTGTCGGAAAGAGCATTTACGGCAACAGACTTGGGATAGGCTATGGATATTGCAAATATTATTGCTTTTCAGAAGCATATGATAGAAATAAATACAGCAATGCAGAAAATGAAAGACTTAAAGAAATTCTTATGCACACAAGAGAAGGCGCGGAGGAAATATCGGGACTTGATATTTTATGTATGCTAGGGTTGGCTTAAAAGGCGGTGGAATGATGGTTACACAGAAAGATGTCCACAATAATATAGTTGTAAATGCAAGCGCTTGGCAGAAAAGATATTTATCATTACAGTGCGGTGGAGACGTTGAAAAGATAAAGGAAGTCGAACAGACAATGGCTAATATGATTAACGGCATTAGCAAGGCACTTGAAAATAGCGGAACAGATTATTTGAATAAACTTGATTTGTAAGCGAGGGATTTTATGAAACATCAAAAAGAATGGCACACTTGCGACAGGTGCGGAAAAGAAATAATACCTAAGAGCTGGAAAGAAGTTAGATTTAAGCAAGTTGGATGTTGCGGAGATATAGTTCCCACTTTTGAAGATAATGATATGTGTCTTGAAATCAAGAATGTTCGCAGATATAAATTTTTAGAAAGAACATATGAATTATGCCCTAATTGTAGGAAAGATTTTGAGAGGTTTATGAGGAATGAATGATTGTTCGAAATGTAAATTCAGCGAAGAAGATTATATTTTTGACGAAGAAACAGGAGAGGAATATCCCATTTACACTTGCACCAAAGGGAATGATACAGACCTGGATTACAAGTGTAAGGATTTCAAGGAATACAAGCCGAGAAAATATAGAGAAAAAGATACAGAGTGTGATAAATGCGAATATCTTGAAACTTGCCTTAACAAGAGCAATGTTATCGATTGTAAAACAATCGCTGATACAAGAAGCCATTACATATGTGGCAGAATGGGGTGTATCAAAAATGAATAATTGTAATTTTACCACTTGCCGATACAATGCAGATGGCAAGTGTGCCAATGACGAAAAGAAAAAAGAATGTATTGATGTTTGCGAAAAAGTGTTGTGCATTGATAAGAAAACGTTCAGAAAGATTGATAATGTTAAACATATCGGCGATGATGATGGCAAACCGATAGAAACATCTGAATTTCACGATATGACTATTGGCATTGATGTTTCAGTTGATGCAGTCAATGAGTACGCAAAATCAATTCTAGGCAGATACCCGAAAAATAATTATGAATTTTCAAGAGCATTAGAAATGAAAATTCTAGAGGAAACAAAATCATTAGCGAATAATGAGAAAAAGGAGTGAGATTATGTTAATAGTTGCATTACAAGATGATATAGACAACTTATACGCCATATGGAATACAGTTACAGGCCGATTTTTAGCGGTTAATTCGGATAGAGACTTTGCAATGGACGCAATAATACAATATAAGCATTGCTCTATAGCGGAAGCTAATTCAAGACTAGACAACCCACAACCATTTTCTGACATTGCTAAGGCTATTTACAATAGCAATATTAAAAGTGCATTAAATGTACTACGCACAAGATGTCACGAAAACGCAAGAGATAGTTTTAATAAAGGTAATTATGGAATTTTGCATATAGTTACAGCAGATGAATTAAAATAAATAATTGCTGATTATCAGCGGAAAGGAATTATTATGAAAAAATTATTTGTAAGCGTGCCGATGAAAGGCAGAACAGAGGAAGAAATCAAAGCAAGTATTCAGAAGATGAAAAAGGTAGCAGAGATATACGAGGGTGAGGAATTAGAGCTTATCGACAGCTACATTGAGGATAACCCACCTAAAGACAGCAAAGAAGCTGTATGGTATTTAGGTGAAAGCCTTAAGAAGCTGGCACAGGCTGATGTGTTCATAGGAATTGCGGAGAACTATGATTGGAGTGGCTGCTGCATTGAAAGGGAAACAGCAGAAAGATATGGCATTAAAGCATATATGATTCCAGCAAGATATGTAATTGATGATTATAATGCACTTGTGCAGAAATTACATCCGGCTGTCCGTGACGTATTATTCTAACAAAATTTTACCGGCTAACAAATAGAGTTAGCCGCTACCCTAAAACAGTTATAGGCAGAGGTCTATAAGCACCTTTGCTGAAAAGTGGAGGTGCTTTTCTTATGGCTAGTCAGAGCCTTATTTCTACAATCAATGGATATGAAAATTACATAGAGAAAAATGGAAAAGACGAGCAAGTAATTAATGCCTATGTAGACGCTTGTAGCGTAGCCATAAACGGCGAGAAAGATATTGAGTATGGACTACAACTCACTAAGAGGGCAAAAGAGCTTATAGAGGGCTTCTGCACGGCTAAAACAGGTGGTACGATTTGGGATTTGGATTATTACCATTTCAAGCATGAGACTACACCATATGACTTAGTTAATCACTATTTTGATTTATTTTTGATGGAAGCTCACTATAAGTTTGAGAGCTTTATGATTTACATGGAAAAAAATCGTCCGCCGTGGGAAAGATTTTATTTGCCGAGAAGGAATCCGTTAAGCAAAGTCGCACAGCTCATTCAAGATTTGTACGATGACAAACTTGATGAGGGCATGGTATTCTGCCCCGGACGTATCGGAAAGACTCAAATCGTTAAAATGGGTAATTTGTGGTTTGGCTCGAATAGACCTGAGAGGTCAAATTTATATTCGGCATATTCCGACAAAATAACCGGAGGATTTTACGATGGAACATTAGAAATGGTAAATGACCCAACGTACACCTACAAAGATATTTACCCTAAAATTGTAGAGAAAAAAGCTATCACAGACGGAAAAGACCTTACGATAGACTTCTTGCGTAAAAAGACATACCCAACATTTACCATGCGCTCTATATACGGAACACTGAACGGAGCGTGTGACTGTGATGGCTTGGGAGTATACGATGATTTATTTAGTGGTATTGATGAAGCATTAAGTGAGGATAGACAGGCTACAGTTTGGGGAAAGTTTGATAATAACTTTATGCCGAGAATTAAGCCCGGCAAAGCAAAGTTACTAGGAATAGGCACGAGATGGGCACCGAAAGATGTTCAAGGACGCAGATTAGAATTGCTTGCAAATAATCCTGAATATAAAAACATACGTCATAGAGAAGTTATAATTCCGGCACTCAATGAAAACAATGAGAGCAATTTTGATTATCCCTACAAATTGGGATATTCCACATTAGATTATAAGCGCAGAATGGCTTCATTTGAAGATAATGACGATATGGCTTCATGGTTCGCCCAATATCAGCAAGAGCCGATAGAAAGAAAAGGCCAGATGTTCAATATTGATAACATGAACTTTTTTGACCCGGCAGAAATTGAGGGAATAAGACCTGATAGGATTTTTTCAGCAAACGACCCGGCATATGGTGGCGGAGACTTTGTATCAATGCCGATTTGCTATGAGATTGAAAGGGAATACTATATCGTGGATGTTGTGTATAACGATGGCGATAAGGATATAACAATTCCCGAAGTAACAAGCAGAATGGAAAGCCACTTGGATAAATTTCCGAATAAAACGGCAGAGGTACATTTTGAGGAAACAAAAACAACATCTGCCTATCGTTTGGAGTGCGAGAAAGTATGGAAGAAAGATTGCTACCCGATATTGACAAGCCATGACCCAGCAGATAACAAAACTGCAAAAATGGACAGAATTAAAAATCATGCGCCGGATATAAGAAAACTGCATTTCATAAAGCTTGAAAGGCAAACTAAAGAATACAAGAAATATTTTCAAAACGTTCTTTCTTGCACATATGAGGGCAAAATGAAACATGATGATGGCGTGGATTCTACTGCGCAGTTGTGCGATATGATTTTTAGGGAAAAGCGGATAGCAAAAGTTGAAGCAGTACACAATCCGTTCAGAGGAGGGCTTTATTAATGACAAATACATGTTTTATGTGCGGAGCTATTATTGAGAATAACAAAAAGCATAAATACGTTTGTGAGGAATGCGACAGGAAAATAAAATTGTTGAAACAACTTACAAATGTGGATAAAGCAAAAGAAAAAATAGAGAAAAAGGCAAAACGAAAAAGAATTAAAGATTTAGATTATGAACAAGAGGCTTGCGAGGTTGCACGAAAAATAATGTCAGAGGGCTATATTTTTAATAGCGTAAATGAAATTTGTTTTGCTATACAGCTTGAAAAGGAAAACATTAAATATTATCCAAATTACAAAATAGGCGAGTGCAAAGTAGACTTTTTCATACCGGATTTAAAGAAGATTGTTGAAGTTGATGGCGAACTATATCACACAGATGAAAATAAGGATTTTTTAAGAGAAAGAAAGATAATGAGCTGTATTGACAATGGTTATGAGATTGTGAGAATACCGGCTTCGTTTGTACCTGATTATATTCTATTGGGATTAAAAGAGGGTTTAGACTTTATGGTTGATAAAAGAAAGTTTGATAATAGATTTAGAGACACTCGGTTCGACAAGATATATTGGGAAGAATTTATTAATTATAAGTATGCAATGAGGAGAGCGAAATTATGAATACAAAAACTTACTTAAATCAAATCAGCAGATTAGATAAAATGATACAAAATAAGCTGTCTGAAATATATCGGCTTAAGACAATAGCATGTAGCGTTACTGTTTCAACGGACAAAGAAGCGGTTGATGTTTCATCTGACAAAGATAAATTAGGCAGTACAGTGACTAAAATTGTGGACTTGGAAAAAGACACAGACAGACTTGTTGATGAATTTATGAGAAAAAGAAATCATATCATCGGTCAAATTGATAGTATGGAGAATACTGACTATTATCATGTGCTGTCAATGAGATATGTCAATCAAAACACTTTTGAAGAAATCGCACAGGCTACAAATTGGAGCATAAGAAAAATATTTACAATCCACGGCAGAGCCTTGCAAGAGTTTGAAAGGCTTTACGGAAAAGAATATCTTGAAAATGTGCAGTAGTGTGCATAGTTTTGCATATCATTGCATATATACACTTAAAAAATTGACAGTTATAATATAACTATGAAAAAATCGTAATTCGTTCATTGCGAAAATCTCTTTAAGAAATAGCACTCACAGATTGTGGGTGCTATTTTTAGTGAAGCGAGGGTGACATGAATAATCAGAATATTGTACCAACAGGAAAACGGAGTGTAATGTGCCCTCGTTGCGGAAAGCTATTAACGTGGGTGAATAAAAATGATAAGAAGCACCACAAGGTAATGTGTACGCACTGCCGTAAATGGATATGGTTTTGGGCTGGCACACAAGAATTTCAAATAAAAGAGGTTCCACAGAGAACTTCTGCAAGTGGCATGAGGTTTTATTGATGTATAGATATGCGCATAAAAACGTAAGACCTTTTTCAGCTGTCTGCCATAATAATTACGGCAGACAAGTTATTTTCACACGTAAAAGGCAAATCACAAAAAATAACATAATCGAAGAACTGAATAAAGCACTTGTGATTCACGAACAAAACGCTATTGAGATTGAGTATCTTGACAGATACTATCGTGGTGACCAACCGATTTTGTATCGGCAAAAGGTAAATCGTCCGGAAATCAATAACAAGATTGCCGTAAATCTTGCGTATGAGCTTGTTGAGCGCAAAACCGCAGAGATGTGTGCCGAGCCAATCCAATATGTATTGCGTGGTACCGATAACCACAAGTCGGAAGAAATCACACAGCTTAACATTACAATGGACTCGGAAAGCAAACAGGAGTGCGACATAGACATACATCGCTGGAGGAGCATATGCGGTACCGGCTACAGATTTATCGGTAATGACGATGGGCAAGGGCAGTTGCTCGATGAAAGCGATTTTTATTTATCGTCTGAAAATCCAATGTATACGTTTGTTGTGTACTACTCAAACGGACGTCCGGCATTCTCTTGTCAAATCGGAGAGGACGAGAACGGAGCGAACATATACTATGTGTTCACTGACAATGAGTGGTTCGATATTCGCAACGACAAGATTTATGCAAGCGGAATAAACGGCAATAGAGCAATCCCGGTGATTGAATATCCAAACAATGCAAGGCGGTTATCTGACATTGAAATGACTATTGCAATCACAGACGCTATTAACGTGCTTACATCGGACAGAATTAATGGCGTCGAGCAATTTGTTTCCGCATGGGTGAAATTTGTTAATTGCGAGATTGACATAGACACATTCAGAAAAATGCGACAAGAGGGAGCATTGGTAGTTAAATCTAACAATGGTTCAGACAACAAGGCTGATGTTGATGTAATGACGAGCGAGCTTAATCAGACAGAGGGGCAAGTGGTATTCACTGACCTCTTTGAAAGATTTTTAAGTATTCAAGGCCTTGCAAATCGTCAGGGCAACACAGGCGGTGACACCGGTTCTGCTGTAGAATTGAGAAACGGACATTACGATGCCGGACTTAGAACGGCTATTAATGAGCCTATCCTTAAGAAATCAGAGAGAATGGCACTTAGGCTTATTCTTAACAGATTGAGAATTAACAAAGGCTTTACGCTTATGCCTAGTGATGTTGAGATACACATTAATCATAATAAGCTAGACAACATGCTTGTTAAGGCAGAAGTGCTTGAAATATTACTTAGGTGCGGTATCAATTACAAGAGAGCAGTTAAGACGATTGACATGTTTAGCGACCCTGAACAAGTTACTCTTGAGAGTGCTAAGCGCATGGAAATGTTATTCCCGGAAGAACAGCCGACAACAGCTACACCTAACAATGATAAGAACAATGGAAAGACAGCCGATGAATAATTGGCTG